CGCGCGTCCAAACCCACCTGTTTAGCTTGTCAGACCAATAGACCCATGGCGTTTTTCGACCGGAGTTATCCAAGGAATAAATCCCTGTTCCAAATTCTACGTACCATTTGTTATCGTGCTGGCTTTTTATCCTGCACTTCTACATGTCACCATGTAGTTCAGCATATCTTTTCATCCAATAAAAAAGCACCCTACTGGATGCCGGACACTCGTGGGCAAATTATCGCTCCCTTTATCGCTCATTGCCTATGCGTTACGGTTCTAGGTGGTGGACCTAGTTACCTCGGGGTGGTCTTTTCTTGAATTGCCGAACACCAAGAGGACGAATTACATCTTTACCTGTATCGCCTCTATCAATTCTAGCGTAGATGGTTTTTACTGGTATGCCGTACTTTTTTTCTAAGTCATAAGGAGAATATTCTACACCATCAATTAGCACCCATTTATTAGATGTTCTATTTTTAGCCTGCACTAAAGATGGTATCCATTTACAATTCGAAGGTTCATAATCTCCGTTGACGTCTACTCTCTCTATGGTAAGTTGATCGTTATAGTCATTTTTTCGTGCCCAATCAGAAAATTCTTGATAACTATCCCGCCATTTGCTACACACTTTGATTCCTCTTGCCCCATAGTTTTTAAATTTAGGAGTTTTTTCGTTATAACATCTTTTCTTCATATTCTCCCAAATTCTATAGAGTCTAGAATCTGTTTCGCCATGAGTTTTTCTGGCTCTACTTGTAGCTTCTCTTTGCAAACAACCGCAGCTTTTAGCGTAACCAGAGGTTATAGCACTGGCAGCTTTCGTGGTTCCGTTACCACAATCACAAATTGCATACCAATATGCTTTTCTACCTGACTTTGTAATCCTTATATGACTCATGTATTTGCATGTCAACATATTGAATTTCATATCAGTTAGATCTCTGAAGCTACCCTTGACAAAAGTTCCGTCAGCATTCCTTTTGTTGGACATATAACCATCTCCTTACATATGATTATATGCCAGATACTGCATAAATACCAGTACACCACACATAAAAGATTTCCCCCGATTTTGCCCGGTTTATTACCTTGCTGTTGCCAACAAGGACGGCGTACGTTTCACCGCGTATGAAGCTCCCACTCGAACCGTACAAGACAGGCCATCCGTAGAACTATCGAAAGATATGGAGTTTTTCAGATTTCCGCCGTCAATTTCAGCCACCGGAGCAAGCGAAACTGCTTGATTGTACAGGATCAAACCTGTGTTTTGGATAATTTCCTTTACTTTATCTAGTATTTCGTCACCGAAGTTACGCAAGGCTCTTTCAAGGAGCTTATCCCCGAACTGGATTCTACTCCGGACCATCGTTGGTATTCCCTCTACTGCACTCGATCAACATAATTTCATGTTGGCCGCCTTGGTCCATAGGCTCAGACTTAATAGACAGCACCTCGCCATCGTACAGGACACGCATAGAGGGCGTTATATCGGTTCGATAAGGATAATAGACCTCATAATCTATCGGATTGCGTGTCTGCTCCGCCTGGGCTATCTCACGACTTGATACGGGTGTGACAAGTGCTTCTGATGTGGCGAAGTCCTGCCATCCTCCCGGTATCCAGCCGCCCGCCCCATCTGATTGGTCGCCTACTTCGTGCTGAAAGGTGATTTCGTGAGGGAACTCGTCGTATGGGCTATAGAACATTACCTCACCTGCTCTTTAATCGCTTTGATCAAGTCATCCTTTGTTGCATCGGACTTGTATTCCACATTGTTTTTGTCAAGGAAAGCTTTCAGATCATCATTTTTGACTTTCTGCAGCTGTTCCTCAGTTTGCTGATCGTATGGTACAGGCTCTTCTCCAAGAATCTTATAGCCTGCTGGAATCATAGCCTTCTGTACGATCATAGTCTGCTTTCCATTGGATACGCGTACTTTTTCCATCTGTTTTACCCACCCTTACACAAATTTAAGGCGCTTATACGGCGCTAGGAGCTTTGTTATCGAAGATGGGAACTCTAAATCAAACGAGTACGAAACATTGCCCATAGTCCTCGATTTGAGATTTGATGGCTGCATATTGTACTGGCACGCCTTCGCGATATAAATCTTAACCCCGCCAGGCAGGTTTTCTTCGCCTGTGACGGGGTCTAGGAATAGGTTATTACACTTTATCTTGGTATCCTCAATAATCAAAGGAATGATTGTATCAAGGAATTCATCATGCTTCGTTGTTTTTATTTGTAGTAGCTTTTTTACGTCTTCCTTGTCCACTTGTACCACCTTCTTTTATAGGTGTGTAACCGAGAGGCGCATAAACAACGTTATATGCCTTCTCAGTCACCTCAAGTTCCTTGCCGTCTTTCACTACCTTCATGCTGAAGTCCCCCCTTCTTCAGGAGCCGGAGCAGCAGCTTCAGGTGTAAGCGCAGCGAACGCATCATCTGCCAAGGTCATGAAGCCAACCTGCTGCGTCACACGTAATGCAACCATGTCGCGCTCAAATAGGTTGATCGGAACATCGTTTTCATCCACGACAGTAGTGAGTGTCGCATCTTCAGAGATTGCATATTCCATACCTTGTGGGATGCCGTAACGAGTGTAATCCCAATCAGCAGCCAACAATAGGGCCTTTTCGTAGTCCCAAGACTTGGAATCTACGTAGCCAATTGGCAATCCAAGAGCCTGTTGTGTTGCTCCAGCAGTGGCATCATTGAAGATAGGAAGCCCATTGCCGTCTTTTGTGCCGCGTAGCTTTTGACGGAAACGACGAGTGGTAGTGAAACCATCAACATCTTTGTCCGCGTCTTCAACTAGAGCCATGATCCCGTTAAGCTCATCGTACAGGTTGCCGATAGAGTTCAATGCGACTGTATTGCCGGATTCTTGGATTTTTTCAAATACGGATACGCCTGTACCGAATGGTGAATTCACACCAAATAGAGCAGCTTGGTCAAACTTGATGGCGAATGCTTCAGCGATTGCTGGGTGCATTTCTTCAAAGAAGTCGCTTACGGTGTAACGCAGGGATTCCTTAGAAACTGGGATGATAACACCAAGCTTCTTGGAAACCATTTTCGCTGTGAGCCATTGCGCCTTAGATGTTTGGATTCTTTCACCTTCACCAACCCAGTAAGCTCCAGGACCTGCAGCCAGGTAAGTGAATTCTTTTTCTGGTTTCGTCATTTCTTCATACTTGGCTAGTTTTGTAACCGCCGATTGTGTCATAAATTCTTTTAAAACAAGGGTTCCTTGTTCAGATGGTACCTTTCCGTTTACTGCATCTTGCATCAATACGTTTGCCGGGTTAAAAGTTGGCATTCAAGTTTCCTCCTTATTTTCGAATACTTGCTTCTGCTGCAAGTGATCCGATATCCATTTTTGTTGTTTGTGTATTTCCGCCGCCATTCTCGATACGGCGACCGTTCTGATCAAATGTCTTATCTACAGCAGCACTAACAGCTGCTTCGTATTTCTCTTTCAACAAGTCCAGGTTCTTTATGGTGGAATCTTCATCCTCACCCAGGAAGAACGACACAACATCAGTTGGCAGACCGTTTTCAGAGGCATACGCCACCGCCTTATTTGTTAGTTTTTCACGCGCTGCAGCTTGCTTTTGATCTTCAAGCTCTTTACGAAGCTTCTCCAATTCCAACTGTTCTGGTGTTTTATCCGGATTACGCTTCTTCACTTCTGCATCAACTAGCTTTTCAAGGTTGTTTTCCTTCCAAGTGGTCAATCCTTTTGTGAAATTACTATCTAATCGCGGTTGAAGCAGCTTCCGTCCTTCTTCTGTATCCAGGAACCCTTCTACATCCTCAGCAGTTGGCTGTCTAAGTTCTCCTAGATATGATTGAACGTCAGCATTGTCTTTGTTTTGCTCGAAAAACGCTTTGATTTCTTCCAACGTCATATAAATTCTCCTTTCGCCCTCTGCTGTTCGCGCCAGTATGAGTGCATAAAAAATAAGCCGTTTATGACGTCATGCTTAGGACGCTTCTTACAAGTTTTTGAACGTTTTATCAAGTTCCTTATTAAATTGATCTAATGCATTTTTAAAACTTTCGCTAAATATTGGCTTGTTAATCTTAGCAACAGTCTCAGGTTCCTTATCTTTCTTTTTAGGACTAACCTTTTCGAACAATTCAGCTATTTCTTGTGGTTCTCCTTCAAATTCGTAAGTGGAATAAACTTGCCCTATATGATGAGTAAATTCAAAACGCACATGATCACTCCTAATGTTTTTATAGCTACATAACGCAGTAGCCAAGCGAGATATAGTGATCACCTTATCCTTTCTGGCATATCGCCTACAGGTTTTTATCCACTTCAATCGTGTAAGTTATTTTACCTGTGTATTGCAAATTTCCATTTGCATCACGTTCGATATCGGCGTCTTTTGTTGCAGATGTAATCTGTCCTTTTCTCAAGTGCTCATTTAATTGTTCAATAGCCTTTTCGATCACTGCATCACCTCCCATATCCTCATTTTATCCCGCCTTTTTCAGTGATTTGAACCACTCATTATAAGTCTGATATGGAATAACCTGCGTCTTACCATCATCCTTACGCGCTCTCCGAACTTCCGGCATTATGCCATTCACAGTAAATAACACTGAGCACCTGCAGTTGATGTCCTCACTCGGAACGCCGAATAGATGGGGAGCCTGCGCTTTTGCACCCCTACTATGGAAATACCCTTCACTGTCCGCCTTCTGCCCGTCCAGGTGCCTATGTGTATGCCTGGTGTGAGTGTCTAGTGTTGCACTCCAAACTTTTTGCATCTTGGTGAACTTCCCGGCCACTTCCGCAGCATCCAATCGGCTGACAGACTGAACGCGTCCAGCTTCCGTTCGTGCCACACGCCTTGCCTTAGCCATCGAGAAGTTCACTCGTTTTTCAATGCGCTTCGCCATACGGGAGTAATCCTCGCCAGCTAATAATGCCTGGGATATCTCAATATTGATATCTCGCACAATTCGATTGCGATGTTCCTTCATGATTTCCGGCAGTGTTAGCTTTAGGATAGGATTACGAATGGCCGCCTTAATCAGCTTGGCGCTTGGCACTGTGAACCCCATTGATATCTGCGCTTCATATTCGTAAAGAAAGGCGCTTCGCAAATAGTTTTCCAAATAGATGCTTTCCATCAACTCTTGAATCATTGGCATGATGTACTTATAATGCTCTGTCATCTGTTCTGTGATTAGCGCTATTTCCTTAGCGAATCTGTTGTATTTATTCAGTTCGGTGATAGTCAATTCACCGTTTTTAGAATACTTTTCATACATAGCAGCAATCTGTGCCAAAATATCCTTCAAACGTTCAGCGAACGCCTTGTCCAGGTTCCTTTCAGCCTTGACAATCATCTGATCTAGGAGTTTATCAATCTCCTGTTGTGTCCGCGTCATCGTCATCACCCTCTATCGGGTACTGATTGTTTAGATATTCGTCACGTTCGTCTTGTTCTCGTTTCATTTCAGCCAGCTCGTAATCCACATCATCGATGAATGAAGCAGTAGCAAGTCTTGTCCTTTCGCTTACCACCCCTTGGAGCGTCGCCAATACTTGCGCTTCTTCCACCGTGTTAACCGGCAGATTACGCTTGAATTGGAACCAAACCTTCAGGAAATCATCCACACCTATGGACGGATATCGCTTTCTCCATGCTGAAAAGATGACCTTTGCCTGATATCGCAGTGCAGCAGTCATCTTCCGTTCCATCGTTATGCATTTGTTTTCGAGTGCCATTATCTTGAATTTCATTGCCACGCCACTGATATTCCCGGCGAAGCTTTCATCTGTAAAATTCACTGATTTAGCAAATCGCAAGATATTGGCTTCTAATCGATCCAAATGGTGCTCAATCAGCGCGTCGTTTATATCCTTGGTGAGATAGGATACGTCATCATCCTTATCGAATAATTCAACGGCACCTGATTTTCTCATTCGAGCAAGTGTTTCTTCATCAGCTCCCAATCCTTTGAGGATAAGATAAGCCAGTCTGTACTGCTCAATTTCGTTGCTCGCATCGGACAGGGTACGATCATACGCATCAATTAGCTGGTAAACCTTCTCGGCGTCACCCATAAGCTCCTCATTGTTCGGCAGTCCAAATAGAGGGCAGTAATCAAACATGTGAAGCTGTTCCTTTTGGAACCCGAAGTTACCATTTTCCGGCGTATCAAAGTAATACACTCTCTTGCTATCGTAAAACTCCGCTTTTAGTTGTCCTCTATATCCTCGATAGTACCGAAGCGCAAACTCTGGCTCTGTCATGCCTTCATCCCCGAAGAAAACAGTTTCCCAAGGGTCAATATTCCTTATTCGTTCATTCTTCTCCAAGTCGATGTATGCAAGCCTGGAACCGTAGCCACAAATAGCAGCTTTCTTACCCCACTCACTGTCGGCATCCTCTACATGGTTGCGTAAATTGAATTTATTGAGCATTTCCTGGAGCTCTGATGATTCTCCTGGTTCACTGCCGTCATCGACTTGATACGTAATCGGATGGCCGAACATGTATCCCTGCTTCGTATCGACTATATCGGAGTCAAATGAGTTGTTCAGCGTATTATTCACCTTGTTGTCAAGGCGTTTGATAGCCCCTGTCTCGAAGTCCTCGTAATCGACAGCTTGCCTATTGAATATCGGTACGCCATCAATGGCGGCCTTGTATCGTTGATAAAAGCTAAGCATCCGGTCATGATCCGCCTTGTGATCATCGATTATCTCACTGATTAGCGCTGCATCGGGCGTTCCTTCTCGTAGCCTTTCCAAATATTTATTCATCGTCTCACCTACCTTGTTTTGCGTCTTGGCGGCTTAAATTCTGTATATATTGCATATCTGACAGCATCCAGTACGTCATCCCACTTCTTAACCGGTTCTCCTGTGTTCTCATTCCACACATAAAGGAATATCTCTTCCTTGAACCGTGTCACATTATCACTAACGACAAATAAGCGGTCTGTCTTGAATAGACTGGCCACTTCTTCAATACCTGATATAACTGCTTTATCAGCATTAATTGCTCTTATTCGCTCTCTCCTGAACCTTACAACATGCTCTGGTCGAGCTGTGTCGCAGTAGAAGTTGATATTTCCATATCTATCCTTGATATCTTTAGCAATCCTTACCCAATCGTCAATCTCTTGGTGTTGTGCTGCATGTTCTTCTATCAAGTAGACCTTACCATCATCAGCTTTGCCCATTACTACAATGGATCCATGGTGCTCATATCCCCAGTCAACGCCAGCAAAATGTTTCACAATGTTGACTTCCTTGAAATCTTCCCGGGAGATATAATGCCTGTTCTGGTCAAAATCTTTATAGATTACACCTTCGGCAGCTACCCAGTGCCCGTATATATCACGATCGGTAAACATACCTGTTGGAGTTGACGCTACAATTGATTCTACATACTCTGGGTCTAGGAACACATTATCAAATAAAGAGAAGTGGAAGGCTCTGATATTGAGCCGCCCTGACTTAAGTATTTGGCCGTCTTTGTCAATGTAATCTTTCTTTACGCTGTGTGCTGGATTCTCTGGATTCGTATCAATGATTATTCGGGCTCCTTTATAGGAACATCGCGATATAACCTCTTTCACGAAAGTATCGTGCAGCGCTGTTCCCTCGTTCAGGAATGCTCCTGCCGATGTAAAACCCCTGGCTTTCTTCCAGCTATCAGCGTTGGCGCCATCGAATACATACACTTTGTTGCCGAATATCTCAATTGCATTTGTCTTATCCAGTTTCAAGTCCTTACCAAGGATTTCTTCCATGTCATTTAGGATGTTACGTCGGATAGATGCATGCGTAGCTCCTCCAATGATGAATGATAGCCCTTGTCCTTCGTATTGAGCAATATGAGCCAAATACAACAAAATTCCAATGTACGTCTTCCCGGCGCGCTTGGCACCACTTAGCAAAAGTATTTTCGGATCTTCTTTTCTTACGCTGTTCACAACATCAATTTGCTTCGGAGTTAATTCCATTGACCAACCCCCTCAGCGCTGATGCAACGTCTTTTTCGTTTTCACTGCCCTCGCTCTTAAGCTTACTAATCTCAGCTTTGGTCTTATCGACACTTAGCTGCATTTGCTCCAGTTTCAATCGACGCTCGTCTTCTTCATGAGCTATTTCAGTGAAGTGTTTAACCAGGTTTCTATATTCAGCCATAGCTCGTGCTTGTGCTTTGATGTACGACTCATATCGCTCATAAGCATAAGCCACCTTATACGCTGTTGATGAACCTTCCATACCTTCTGATTCCATCGACACTTCTTTTAGCGTATCTTCTGGATATTCGACCCACATTACCTTTTGTAACTGGATGATTGCAGAGAATTTAATTTCTATCTGCAGCCACAACTGGTCAGCGATTGTATAATCTTCGAAGTCCTTCATGATCTCTACTTGAGTAGGTGAAAAATACTTCGATCTCAGTCCATGCTTCCTCGCTGCGCTGTTCCGTTTGGCAAACTGATTCTTCGGATTAGGGTTTCCGCTGCGATTCTTTTGTTCCTTTTGTTTAGTAACGCTCCTTTTCGTTTTGGTAACGTTACTATTACCTTCCCAGTTGTCTTGACTTTTCCATTTTCGAATTTGTGAAGGAGAACAGCTTAATTCGGCAGCTATATCCTTTAACGGCTTTTCGCCATTCGTACTTTTCCAAATCTCATAAGCTTCATCACGTCTAGGATCTCTTTTTCTCGCCATGTTACATCACCACCAGCACCTCCGCTATTTAATCGCATGAAAAAAGACGCCTTAATTGGCGCCCTTCGCTTCACCTACGTTTTTCGCAAGATATTCAATAGCCTTCTCTCGCTTAAAGTCTTCCTTTTTCATCACTTTAACGTGAGTTAACCGAGGTTTAAATATAAAAACCAAAGCTCCGTTAGGTAATTCTGCGATAATATTCTCATTGCTAGCTTTTCCCATTACTTTTGCATAAGCAAACGCTTCTTCCTCAGCTTCAACAGGAACTGTCGCCAATTGCGCTTCACCGGCGTAGAATACAACGATATATTCATCCATCATTATCACCTCTTAGATTATTACCACCTACCACAACCATCCTCGGCTCATCCTTACCATGCTCGTCCGTCATATGGAAGTTGAGTATCGCGATCTCACTTTCTTCGTCTATGCTGATAATCTCGCATCCTATCCGCATGCAATCACTCCTTAAGACAAGCGTAGCAAGGATTGTTGTAGATTAGATGGTGCTTAAATACACAAAAAAGACACTCGATGTGAGTGCCTCGTACGATCTCTCAGGCCAGGGGTATGTCCGCCTGCCCGTCCTCCCCTCCATTGTACAACTTT